TTCAGATACATCTTGTATTGTGAAATAGAGTAGGCATCAACCTTTTGGTCACAGGCCTTCATGAACTTTTCTTGATCTCGGAATGGATTTGTCATAGTGTCACTTGTTCTTTGTTCTTAAACGGGCCCTGGTAAGGATAGCGTTGTAGTGCAATCAGTTTGGGATCCTGCACAACTTTCCAGTTACGACCACGCTTGATGGAATACCATCCTGCGGCAAACCAACTTTTGCTTTTGGCAGTCTTGGTGTATATAGGCAAGTGATGCACCACGTCCCACACAGGATTATAACAACGACCTGCCACCGGATATCCATGTACAACAGTATTGTCCGGCTTTGACACAGCTTTTTCTTCGGCAAATACAATGTTTGATTCACGTGCCGCAAGTTTGATTGTTTTAAATTGCTTTACTTGATTGTTAATACGAACTTGATATCCGCCATTCCAGGCTTCGATGTTGCCAACTTTGCGATCATCTTCTTGTAAGATCCAAAACTGTTTATCTGCTACTACTTTAGCTACTAACATTTAAAACTCCTTTGTATGTTTCATTCAACCAACGGCCAAATCCTTCGGCATTTTCACTGCACCGCACTAGATCATACTTGCCGCAAAATTGCATAAATCTCACACCTACTTGACCAATGTCCTTGTGCGATACCTGTTCAATGATAGCAAGATCCACTGTGTCTTTCACTGATTGTGGTTGATGTGTAAGATCGATCAACTGACGATTGCGTTCATAGTCATCCAGCACACGATGTTCCTCACCATTGTGGTCTGTCCAACGCTGAAGCATCATGTTGTTCCAATTGTAGCCTTTGGTTGTACGGTCCGCAAATGCTTCTTGTAGACCAACCTTGTTCTTAGTGCCTTTGGTTCGCACACCAGGAAATGCACTAAACACATTGTCGCTGGTATCACCACGCATACATTTCTCGAACAACAACCATGCGGGATCAGGAATCTGTTTGGGTGCTTTGGTCTTTTTATCAATTACAGGTCGACCTTTGGCATCATAAATGCCTTCTGTGGTGATAAGTTCGTCGGTGATGCCATTGTATTGTTTTACGTTTGCGGCCACCAGCTGTACAAAATCTGTGTCACTTGAAATTACTATATGTTCGTCTTGGGGATGTAGGGCAATCCAACGTGCAATGATATCATCGCCTTCGGCAGTGGCGCATCGTACTACGCTACAGTTGGTTCTTTCTGACAAGTATTTAGTCAAACTGTCAAATGCTTCCCAGAACATTTTGTCTTCTTCTGCTTCTGCTTCAGTCAGTGCGGCACGGGCTACAGCACGATTTGCTTTGTAGGGTTTGTAGTGATCTTTGCGCCAGCTACGTCCCTCTAGTGCAAATACAACATGGTCTGCTTCAAAACGTTTGACAACCTTATTAGCACTCATCAACGTTGTGTGCAGTGCTACTCCAACTTTTTCCCAAGGGTCGCTGGCACGAAAAGCAGTGTGCCTGGCACGAAAAAACATATTAGCTGTGTCAATTAACACATAACGCATGGGAAACCTTAGACTTTGTTGTGGGTATTGATATATTGTAACATAAAACGATTCCAAAAGCTATGGCCATCCTTGCCAAAATGCCATGAATTGGGTGCAACTGTTTCTATTCCTGCGGCTCTGATTCGAGCATTGTATGTGCCTTCTGAGTTATACGGATCAATGTAACTGTTGCCCCATTTTTTTGGTTTCTTAATACTGCTGAAATCATTATTACCATTAAAAAAGATATGATTAACACCCAGTTTGTTCAATTCGGTATGTAACTTCCAAATTTCATCGTGTGCTTGTTGAGTTTTTTGTTTCCAATCTACACTGACCACAAACTCTTTGTAGCGTTGCTTATGCTCGTCAGGAACATCATCTAAGCCGCTGGCGCCAATTTGATAATGTACTCCGTCAAGTAGCCACTCTTCTCGTTCCCAGGTACTCCATTGTATTACCATCAGCACTTCTTCTGGGTGATGTATTTTTTTTAACCAATCTCTAGTTGTGCGCAAAATTCTAGTGTTACTACTGGCGCTTTCAGCATCACAGTGAAAACTGGCTCGTAGTGCATCGCTCAATCGTCTCCCCCAACTCACTGCTAGATTTTCAGGGTGTGGTGCACGACCCATGTAAAACAACTGTCCGTCGTCCTGGGCAAATGCATGCGGATTAACTGCTTCAGCAGCCGCAGTGTGGCTGTCGCCGTTTACATAAAGAATCATACAATGTTGTGTTTCGTAATATGTTCGTGCATAACATTTGCCCACTGAGTATGAGCCGCACTTTCGTAGTGTTGCCATCCTGGAGTTATTTCTTTATAACCTTGGCGCTGGCACCATTCAGTGTAGATTAATTCTTTAGAATATGGTGTTAAAAATACATTGTTCCAGTCAAGTTGGGTTACTTCACCTGGCAAGATAAACTCGTCAAACGCATTGAAAAACAAATGCGGAATTTTTTTGTACTCTAATAGCTTGTGTATGTTAAAAATTTTATTGTGCCAATAGGCACTTTGTACCATTCTCCAATGGCCATCAGATTGCACATTTTTAACATAGTGATTGTACCGTTCTTGATATACTTCTGGAACAGGAATACCTACTCCAATTTGGTTTATTTCCCAAAATCGTCCCTTGCCCCACTCGTCCACTAAAAACCATTGTACGCGATTAAACTGTGTCCATCCAATCACTACTAGATCAGGAATTGGACTGCTGGGATTGTTTAAAAAATCCAGTGTTTGTTCGTAAATTAAATCATTACTTGCACCTGGGGTTGCATCGTTGATAAATTTTGTTTTGTATTGCCCGTCAAATCTTTCGGCCAACTTAGGTGCCATTCCGTGAGTAGACTCTGGCAACTCTGTACCGGCTACATTACTGTCACCATTGAAATATATCAGCATTAAGACACCTCGGAACGTCCGTCGCCAATGTCTCGAGTTTTTACCACACGACTAGGATTATTTGCCATTTCTTGTTCCCATGTTTCCATCACAACATGTCGGCAAACATTTTGGAACCATCGATCCACAATGTCTGAATCTTTATCATCGGGTTTGCCTTGATATCCTGCACGAACTAAATTGGCAATAAACTTATCATTCCAGTCTAACTCAAACGCACCTTGGTGCATGTTCTCAGGATCTACATGCATGCTGAGAATTGCCACATACGGCTCGCCTTTTTCTGTGGCAATTTCTTTTTCAGTTTTTACTGGTGCCTTAGGTTTAGGCTCTGACTTGACTTTGGGCTCAGGCTCTGGCTTCTTTTTAAATCTATCAAAAAATCCCATATAGTTTCCTTTTATTTTCCCCACCCGTTGCCCCAAAGGTCAACGTGTAGACGAGGACTATAGTAATAGCCCCGACTGCAAGCCCAGTCGGCTACTCGTACACGATTTTGTGCATACGGAGTAACTACACCGCCCTGTGGCATGACATATACAACACCGGTGAAGCCACCGTCTCTAAATTCTTTTACAGCACGTTCAACTTCTGCAAAGTGTTCTGTTGTTTCCACAACAAATTTAAGATAAGTGGTACCAATGTCTTGATAACTTGCAACAATGTCGGGACAAATAGCTTCTTCCCACTTTTCACCACTTGCACTGAGTTTAGCACTGACTGAAAATGTAACTTCTCTAGAAACAAATGGGGGATTCTGACTCCACTCGTGCATGAAGTTTTTAAAACTAGGTTGTAATTTTTGAGTGCCATTGGTTTCAAATGTAATATTACGTAGATCATTCATACTGGGATTACTGATCAACTCTTCGTATGTGCGTTGCCAACCCAGCAAGGGTTCGCCGCCGGTGATAACCAAGTGTACGTCATTGCCGTTGTCTTGCATCCACTTGTGATTGGGTGTCAGGGCCAGCATCTGATCCACCAACTTGTCAGTATCAATAGTTGGACTCAGGTCTTTAAAGTCTGGATGCCAACTGGCATAACTGTCGCAGCCAGTATTGACCAACGGCAAGTCTTCAAACTTTGCAAACGGTTGAATCATAGTGTGTGTGGCCGCAATGTCAGTGGCTTCGTGACTCACTTCACCGGGCGGCATACCAAAGCCAGCACACTTAAAGTTACAACCAAATGTGCGGAGAAACACACTGGGTACACCAACAAAGCGTCCTTCGCCTTGTGCCGAATAGAATAGTTCAGATACTTTTAATTTCATACACTATTATACGATAATTGTTTAAGGCTTGTCAACTAAATTCTTAACAATTCGTTTGACACCTTGCTCAAACGACATTGGTTTATAATCGGACATAACTGATCGTAATTTAGCAATGTTGGGTCTACGTGTTGCAGTACTGCCGGCTTTGCCAGGAGAAGTAGTCCACTCGGGGTCGGTGTGACCCAGTTCTTCGGCAATGACTTTTACTGCATCTCGAATGGTAATTTCTCTATCGTTACCAATATTGAACAGTTCACGTGTTTGTGTTTTGGCGCAGAATATCGTGGCTCGAACAGCATCTTCTACATGACAGAAACTGCGTGTTTCTTCTGGACCAACAACTTCAAATACACCATTTTGAATCTTGGCAATTTGGTCTGCCAGGAAATGGCCTGCCTTGCTGTTATCACCGTACACATTAAAGTAACGTATCATCACATAGGGCAACGGTGAGTTGACCAAATAGTTTTCCGCACAGATCTTGGGCAAACGATAACTCCATCTGGCATTGTGGATATTGTTGATTGTGATGTCTGTGTGCTCGGCCACAGGGCTAACAGGATCGTCACTTACTACTTCACTGGAACTAGCATACACTAGTTTTTTTAACTGTTTATTCATGCCAGCAAATTCAAATACATTGAAGTCGCCCACCATGTTGTTCCATAACACTTGGTTGGGCCGCTCGTAAAAGTTCTTGGTTCCGTTGATTGCACCATAGTGATAGATGTAATCAAAGTCCACAGGCAAGTCTGCGTAGGCCACATCGCCAGCAGTCAAGTCCACATCAATGAACTTGTCACAGGGCGGTATAGTTGAACTGCGACTATGATTATCCATGGCCCATACTACATTTTTTTTATCATGTTTGAGTTGGCGGCAGATTTCTGTGCCCAATAAGCCACTGGCACCGGTTACTAATATTTTCATTTGATAAATTTCTCGTTGTCGTCGATTACACTTTGAATCAGGTTAAAGTCAAGACCCAGTTTCTTGATCAAGTTATTCCACGCACTAGTGTCTTTGGGCAAGCAGTGGCCGCCATAGCCACGTGTGTTTTTATTGGCCATCAAGTATGCAGGATTAATACAATCACGTTGTGTGATGGCATTGTACACATTCATGTAGTTGGCATCTAGCTTCTGGCATACTTCATAGGTAACGTTGGCAAATGTCACTTGCATGGCATGGTGTACGTTGTTGAAATACTTGACGATTTCTGCTTCTGTAGGGTTAACACAAGCCACATGTTTGGGATAGAAACCATGAATCTTTTTGATCAATTCAAAGTCTTCTTCGCGGTGACTGCCAATGACCAACAGGTCATGATTGTGAATAAAGTCTGCCAGTGCTGTCTTGGCACGTAGGAACTCCGGCACACTACAGATTTTCATGCGTGGATATTCTGCACTGAGTCGTTCGCTTGTGCCCGGAACCACTGTACTTTTGACCGCAACCAATCCTTTGTAATTTAATCCATCCAGTTCCTGGATTACATTTTCTACAATGCTGGTATCGCAGTCGCCATTTGCTGCCTGATTGGTTGGCACACTGATGAACACACAGTCAGCGTCAACTACGTCCATGATAGTGGATCCTTCGTATGCAGGATCAAAGAAGCACATGTTATGGCCCAGATACTCTAGCCCTTCGTACACTGCTTTGCCCACAGTACCTTTTCCAATTACACCCACGTTCATTTGTCATCTCCTGGAATGATCGAATCCACTCTGTACGTGTCAGTTTCGTAGTCTTCTCCGCCACGTGGGCCTTCGGCAAAGGCAATAAATGTACAGCCGTCCACTGTGGTTTTCATTGCGTGAATCTCATTGGGTGGACTGATAATAAAGTCACCTTTTCTGGCTAAGAATTCTGTAGGCGTCCCATCACTGTCTACGGGTTTACTGTAATACACCATGCTGCCTGTGAGCACATAGGTATATTGAGTAGTGTGTTTGTGATAGTGATTACCACGCACAGCACCGGCTGTGTTGGTAATCAAACAGGCGTGATTGATACCGGCCTTGTAAAAGATATCTGTAATTGTGCCGCGGTCGTCGCTAAACGTTCCTAGCCCTGTTTCGTTGTTGTTGTAAATGTTGTATTGTTTCATTGTGATATAAACCTTGTGTTGGGATTGATGCGTAATAATGCTTGCTTGAGACCCGCGCCAATGTTCCAACTTAGTATTAGAGCGTATGGATTGGGATGTTTTGCAAATTCATTATCGTCTAGGATTGGTATACGACTGAGTGGTGTATACTTGCCTTGCTTGTGTTCACTAGCATCGGTAATACAATGCAGGTGTGTTTTATTTAGGCCATGCCACGCAAGCCATGTGTTTGCCTTGGCGGCAGCACCCACGCCAATGATCACAGCGTCAGGTTCGTCTTGTAGTATTTGATAAAATTTAGCCAACCATGCGTTGCGTTGTTGTTCAAACTTCTTTTGAAGACCCACATAAAAGTCAGGATCAAATAGGCCAGCAGTGGTTTCTGCGTGAATAGCATTCGACACCTTTTCTGGCACTCCCGCACCTGAGGTTTTCTTTGCCACCACACGCAGACTACCACCGTGATAATTGACCACATCAAAGTCGACAATTTCTAATTCAGCAATGGCCAACAGATTATGTAGGCTCTTGATGGTAAAGTAACTGATATGTTCGTGGTACACCATGTCTGTAAAACGACCACTACGGACCATTTCCAGCCAGTAAGGAACTTCAAACACAAATACACCATCCTTGTCCAACAAGAAACTTACACCATGTGCAAACTCCACGGGATCATTAGCATGGTTAAACACATTGTTGGCAATGACAACTGCGGCACGACCATATTTGGGAACAAGATCATATGCAACATTGGGATGAAATAGTGCCTGTACTGCATCAACTCCTTGTGATTTGGCCAACTCACACATTGCACTGCTGGAATCAATGCCCAGCGTGGCAGTTGACTCATTGTTGAATTGTCGAATTAGGTATGCATCGTTACTGCCAATTTCAACCACAAGACCCGCAGTGTTATATTTTGATTTGATAGTTGTGGCAAACTCGTCCCAGTGATCTCTTGCTGTCTTTGAGTTGCTGGATGTGTAACTGTAACTGTACAGGTTATATCTTGCTTCGGCATTGCTGACATACCCCAATTGCAACATGCCTGAGTTAGGATTTAAATGAACTTGTAAAGGAAATACTGGCTCACTCAGATTCAATTGATCCTGGGATACAAATGTATCTGCGTAGGCGTGTTGCCCAAAGTCCAATACCTTGGTCACTGGTTCTGTAGTGATTAAACATGTGTCTAACTGTCTGCTGTGTGTTATGTCTGTTGTCATTTTGGAAGTTTAAATTGTGTTGTTTGATTGTTTGGATCATTGGCCTTCATAAGTGCCCATGGATCAATCTTTCCTGCGGCAGCCGCGTCCCAATGACTAGTGTCAATATTTTTAGATCTCATGTACGCGGCCAGTTTACCAACGTCAACCAGCCGATTGTGTGTAACATACTTGTTATGAAAATCTTCGGGATTTTTTGGATTGCCTTCAAAGTACTTTTTCTTTTTGGCATTTTCATCTGCATTATTACCAGTTAAATCATGCCGGTCGTGTGTGACATCTACTTCGATGATTTTCATTATGTCCAACAAGTAGGCCATTTGACTGACTTCTGCATCGATTAATTGATGCTTGCTGAGATAACCTGTTAGCTCTGGCCACTCCGCTGGTATAATAGGAAATATACTGTATGGATGCTCATTATGAGTATGTACTTTTAACAACTTGAACTCGCCGGTGCATTCTATAATACGTTGATCCCATGCTTGAGTGGACATGATTGCGTCGTCGCACCAAACAAACAACCAGTCAGCGT